GATCCGCTACACCGACAGCGACATCAGGGAGTATCTCGACCGATGCGTTTCTACCTCAGAGAGCGAGGCGGGATCTGGTACATCTGCTGGACCGAGCGAGGAATTCCGCGACGTGTCAGCACTCGCCTTAGAGATCGCGGGCAGGCGGAGCTCGCGCTCGCCCGCCACGTCCTGATCCATGCGAACCCGCGGCACCAGCCGGCCGAGGTTGTCACCGTGCAGTCGGTCGTGCTCCGCTACTGGCAGCACCACGGTCGGCAGATTGCCAGCCGCGACAGCGTGACGGCCGCGCTCAAGGCCGTGAATACCTACCTCGAGCGCGTCACGGTCGCGGAGTTTGGCCTGAAGCGCCAGGAAGCCTTCGTGCGTGCGCTGCGGTCAGACGGGCTTTCACCCGGAACCGTGAAACGCTGGGTCGGCGTGGTCGGCACGGCGCTGCGCTGGGCGCATGCACGCCAGGAGATCACGGACATCCCGCCCATGATTCGGGTGAAGGCGGCTGACGGCGATGGCGTCCGGCCGTTGTCGGTGGCGGAGCTGCGCGATCTTTGCGCAGCCTGCTTGCATGACCACCAGCGAATCTTCGTGCTACTGGCGATTGGCACGGCGGCACGACCGGGCGCGCTGGTGGATCTCACCTGGGACCGGGTCGACTTCCAGACTGGAACGATCGCCCAGGCGGTGCCCGGGGTCGACCACGGGAACAAGCGACGGCCGAGGGTGCCGATGCCGGCTAGCGTGAAGACGTATCTCGAGGACAAGAAATCGGTGGGGCCGGTGATCCAGTGGAACGGGCGCGCGCTGACGGATCACAAGAGGCTTTACGCGGGGCTCGCGGAGCGGGCGGGCGTCGAGGTCACGGCCTACGGGATACGCAAGGCGTGCGCGACGTGGATGAGGCGGGAGGGTGTTCCGGAATGGGACGTGCTGGGGATGCTAGGCCACCGAGCTGGCGGCTCGCAGACGGAGCGGTATGCGCACTGGCGGCCCGAGTTCATGCGGGCGGCTAGCGAGTCGCTCGAGAGGTTGATCCGGGCGGTGAACCCGCCCTGGCTTGCCAGTCCCTTGCCAGCGATCCCGGCTGGCTTCGTGCAAGTGCTTGATGGGACTGGTGGGCGCACGTGGGATCGAACCACGGACCCCTACCATGTCAAGGACGGGGCCCAGCCGATTATTCTACCACTTACGGCAGCAAACGACGACTAGCGCCTACTGCGGAATCAATGACTTGGCAACGGGCACTTGCCAGTCCCTTGCCAGCGGCCCCTAAGGCACCCTGACCAGCTCCCGCACGCACGCCTGGCGCGCCTTGAAGCACTCGATTGCCTCACCCCGTTCACGCCACTGCACGGCCAGCTCGCCATTGGTCGCGGGCACGCCCTCCGGCGCCGGGCACTCGGTGACGCACAGCGAGGGCACCGTGGCCGGTACGGGCTTCTCGATCACCCGCTCGGTGACGCAGCCGGCGAGCAGCGCTACAGCGGGCAGGAGATACGTTGCTCGGACCATGCCTTGCACTCCGGATCGGTCTGGGTCGCTTCTCGGTACTTCGCCCGCCACGCCGCGGCATCGGCCCGGGCCTTCTCCTCGGCCCGCCTGAGCGCCTCAGCGGCCTCCAGGGCGCGCGTCTCGGCCTCGGCTCGTGCTTGCTCGGCCGCCTCCTCCGCGCGTCGTGCGCAGGCTGAGCCGACCGCGCAGGTCCGCTCCTGCTCGAGTTCGGCCTGCACGGTCGGCAGCAACTGGTGCGACTCGTGCCAGGTCGTCAAGCGCTGCCAGAAGACGCCGGCCACGGCCGCCAGCCCGATCCAGACGAGCATCCGCCACTGGCGGAAGTACACCGCGAGCCCTGCGGCGACGGCGCAGGCGACCAGGAACGCCACCAGACCCCACGGGATGCCGGCGAGCCAGGCGAGGAGCTTCACTCCTCAACCTCCGGCGCGCCCGCGATCAGCCCGATCACCCGGGAGATCGACAGCTCGGCTTGGGTGATCTCGTGCACGACGGCCTCCCGATGCCGCTCGAGGTTCGCGGTGCGGGCCAGCTCTCGGACGCGGTTCATGTGCGCGAGCGCGGATGCCAGATGGTCGGACAGGGTGATCGTGCTACCCATTCGGCGACTCCGGCGCGGCGACGGCATTGCGCTGCCGCGCGAACCAGAAGGCGATAGTCATTGTGAATGCGGCGCCGAGTACGCCGACCATCGTGTCGATGATACGAAGCCGCTCCGGGTCGATCTCGTGAGGGGAAAACCACGCGAGGTACAGCGCGACGTGGAATCCGATGAACAGCAGTATCGACAGGACGATCTGCGCGATCATGGTGATCCGGTCGGTGGTGCTCATGGGTACACCCCCTGCGGCAACTCGAAGTGAGGCATGTCCACAAACGCCTTGCGGCCGGCGGCCCGACGCGAGGCGACGTACTCGGCCACGAGCACGTTCGGCGTCTTGTCGGTCGTGTCGAGCCGCAGCCAGCAGCCGCCCCAGCGCACCGGGATGGCGAGCGCCTTCGACGCGCGCTGGAAAGCGGCAGCGATCGGGTAGTAGAGACCGGCGTCCCATCGCACCTCGCCGACCCACGCCGCGCAGTCGATCGCGTGCCCGGTGATGTGCCGGGAGTCCATTGTCTGCGAGGCCCCGGCCGCGACCAGCTCGCGCTGGCGGGCGACTGTGCGCAGGCCCTCGATCACGGTGAAATCCTGCGATGACTCGCGCAGCGCCTCGCGCGCGAGCCGCACCAGGTCGGGATGCACGCCCTTGAGCCTTTCGAGGCTGCGCTTGCCGAACGTGAACGCGCTACTCATCGCTTCGGCAGCCTCTGCAGGATCTCCCGGTTCTGCGCCTCGAGCACGTCGAGCCGCTTGGCAATGTCGGCTTTCAGCTCGTCGCGGTCGCGCCGGGTTGCCGCCACGTCCGACTCGAGTACTCGAAGCCGCGCGTCAGCGTCGGGAGTGATACGGAGGTTGCTCAGCTCCTCGATCTGCGCCCGCATCGCGGCTATTTCTTCCCCCTGATGCGACATCTGCGCCGACATTGATCCCCACGCCACAGCCACGGCGACCACTGCCGCGACAAGCGTCAGCAGGTCGCCGGTGCTGAAGAAGCGCAAGTACTTCGGGTGATCCATTGGTCTTTTCCTTCTCAGAACGGAATGACTGGGACGATGGCCGGGAAGATCAGCGTGATCGCGATTCGGCGGATGTTGGCGTCTGTGGACGACGGCGCCACAATCTCGACCAGGCTTCCCTGCGCAAGGTCTTCGGTCGTTCCGGTCGTGCTGAACGTAAACGTCCCGTCAGTGGCGACGGTGATGGAGCCGATCGACGACCCGTCAACCTTCACGTCCATCACGAAGCTCGAGGACGGGTTGACCCCAACCGCGCCAACGGAGGCGACGAAGTCGTCCGGAATCCTGAAATCGCCGGGCACCACGTAGGCAAGGAGCACCTCGCTGCTGGTGGGCGCTGCGGCTTTGTAAAGCGGGATGCGGAGGCCAGGGTCGAGCGGTGCGTAGACGATCGGGCCGAGTGCCGTCACCGTCCAGAACGCAGAGACGGAGTTGAGCCAGATGATGTCGCCCACGGCGACGCTCACCTGTTCCCAGCTCGTGCCGTTGTAATAGGCCAGGTTGCCTCGGGTCCAGCCCGACCAGGCGCCGGACGGGGAGGCGCCGCCGAGGTTGATGAGGTCCATGCGCCCGGTCGCGGGCGACCCCACGGGCGAGCCGCGCTGCGAGGTCACGTAGAACACTCGCCGCTCGCTCAGGTAGCTCGAGCCGCCCGAGGCCGGGGCGGCGACCCACTCGTTGTTCGCGGCATCCCAGGTCAGCACGTCGCCGTCGTCGGGCTCTGGTGACGCCGGTACGTTGACGTCGGTCAGGTCGGCGAGTGCGCCGCCGCCGCTGCCGGACTGGAAGATGGCCCAGCTCAGCGGGGAATCAGACTCGCAGCGGTAGTGCTCGCCGTCGCCCTGGTTGTACACCAGCCACCCGGCCGCCGGTGTCAGGAACGTCCACCCGCCGCCGATCAGTACTGCGAGTTCCTGCGCGTGTCCGACCCACGCGCCGGTCGGGGCTGCGCCCACCAGGTAGGCATCGCCGTCGGCCGGGGAGCCCGGCGGCGTGTTGGTCTGCGAAATCACCGCCGCCTGCACCAGCGCGTCGAGCCGACGCAGCGCGGTGTTCACGGTGACATGCGGCTGCGCCTGGCTGGCGATCAGTTCGGGCAGGGACAGGTTCGGCGTGGTCATACGATGGCCTCGGCGGCATAGCCCCGGCCGACGACGGCCGAGCGCTGGTAGATGCGAACGGTGACGGTGTCAGGCACGGGGCTCCCGAAGTCCTCGGCCTGCTGCGCCTCGGTGTATGTCACGGACGGCGTCGAGGCCGTCAGGGTGCGCAGCACCTCGGGCGGGCTGTCGGTCGAGAGGATGTCGACCTCGTAGGACTCCGATGCCTCGCTCATCGGGATGTCGGTGTTCGCCGGCAGCTCCTGGCCGAGCCGGTCACGGCGGGTCCACGTGATCGTCAGGTCGCCCGCCTCGTCGCGTGCGCCCTCGACGTGCACCCCGGCGAAGGGCTCGAGCGCCACGCCGCGGCCCGTGAAGGCGACGGCCGTCGTGCCCTCGAGCGTGGTGCCGACGAGCACGGGCTTGTGGAGCCGCTCGGCACCAATCGCGGAGACGTTCTGCGGCACGCGGGCGATCGTCGAGTCGAGCAGCACGAAACGGTCGCCGGCCTGGCTCAGCCCCATCGCCCATTCGGTGCCGCGCCGGCCGCGCAGCAGGCCGGTGAGCCGCCAGATGGGAGGGCTGCCGGTCAGCTCGGCGTCGCGGAACTGGATGACCTCCCAGCGGCCGTCGGCACCGATTGCAGCGGCGTTCAGCCCGGCGAGCAGCGAGGTCTCGCTCACGGATTCGAGAGCGTCCGTCGCCAGCCCGTCGACGAACAACTCGTTGCCCTCGTCGATGACCGTCGTGGGCCCGGCTGGCAGCGGGTCCACCACGTCGCCGATCGTCGCCTCGAGCGTGAACGTGGCAACGGAATCGTAGGTGGTGCCGCCGTCCGGCGAGCGGTACAGGACGGCGCCGCCGAAGGACGTGGAGCCGGTCGCCTGCACCGCCGCGTAGTAGCCGGCGTCGTTGTCCGCGTCCCGCAGCAGCGGCAGGTCGAGCAGCACCAGGTCGGCCGTGCCGGGCACGGAGATGTTCGAGCCCGTCGTGCCCGAGTAGGCCGCTGGTGCGCCGACCGCGTAGGACTCGTACACGCCGTCGTCATCGCGGACGAGCGCGAGACGAATGAGGCCCGGCAGGCTGTAGTCGGTATCGACGATGCGCAGCCGCTCCATCCGCCCGTCTACCGGCGCCTCGACGGCATCGGCCGGCTCGAGCGCGAGGAAGGACTGGTCGACGGTGGTCTCGTAGCGGTTGCGCGAGATCCACGCATCGTAGAGCAGCACCTCGGCCGTCTGCGCCGCGCGGTTGTCGCTCATGGCGATCGCGAGCTCGACGTCCTGCACCTGGTCGGTGCCGACGCTCAGGCGGGAGGCGCCCTGCTCGCCAGCCTCGTAGTTCATGTCCACCTGGGCGTAGTGCACGCGCAGCCGGCGCGGGAGTTCGACCTCCTGCGTGCGCGTGACCTGTATGGCCGCCGGTCGCTGGCCGCCGGCCTCGTGCGCACCAAGGTCGTCGGAGGTGAAGCTCGCGACAATCGCCTTGCCGCGCGTCGGCCACTTGAGGACGCCACCGGACTCGACGCAGTCGAACATCCCGACCGAGCGCAGCGGCGAGATCGCGTCGCGCCCGCTCATCACGCGGGTGATCGCGTAGCCGTAGACAGGCTGCGTCAGGTCCGTCGTGTCGACCACTTCGCTCGCGAGCCCGCAGCGGCGGCAGACATCGCGGACGATCGTCCCAAGCGTGGTGATCGACGGGTCTGTCTCGTAGGCGTCGAACTCGACCGCCCAGCCGCGATCCTGAATGTTCGGGTAGCGGAGGCTCGCGTTTGAGTCCTCGTAGGTCCAGCCGGACGGCGCGTGACCGGCAGCGACTGCCTGCGCGTAGAGGTCGTCCCAGAACTCCTGCGAGTCCGCCAGCGGATCGTCGGCCGGGATCAGGTACTCGCTGCGCGGCACGCCGGCAAACCCGTACTCAAGTGGGCGACGCTGCAAGTACCAACTGAACGTCCACTCGTTCGCGGGCCAGCCCGAACCGAAATCGAAAACGCGAAGTCCGGCTAGATCGCCGCCAAGGTCGGCCCATTCAGTATCGACGTGAAGCCACCAACCCTCGAACAGGAACCACTGCAGGTCGTCCGACCAGTCTTCGGCCATGTCTGGCAGCGGAACAGGCTCCTCCCATTGCCGCGCGCAGGGCACCACCGTGTCAGTGATCGAGAGCAGCTTGTGGATCGGGTCTTGACCGGGCTCCGGTGGCGCCGGATCGTAGTGATATCCGACTATGTTCGCCGGGCTGCCGAGGATTTCGTTGGCCGCCTCATAAGCCACCCACTGACGCACCTGTGGCGCGAATGCGTCGTACTCGTTCGGGATGACATGAACCGGAGGACCGCCATAGGACGCGTGACCACTAGGTGTATTCGAGAACACTTTACTGACCGCGCTTCCTCCGACGCAGAACAGCAGCCCGAGCATCATCCGATTAGGCTCTGACGTGACCTGCGGCGTCGATGAAACGCTTGGATAAAACGGCCCAGGACGCTGTCCTGCTTGGGCCGGTGTAGGCAAGCCGTCAGTCCAAGCTGTCACATCGCTGGAATAGGTGACTCCGCCGTTGGCTGCTCCGCGGGCGGCAAGAACTTCTCCGAGGTTGCCGCTCCACGTGCCGAGGTTTGTGCCTGGGTTCCAAGTCGTGTTGTACAAAAGCGCTGCGCCGAACGGCCTGGGGTCGCCGCTTTCGCTGTCCCAATCCCAGTGCGGCACCCACCCGGCGCTGTACAGGCCGACGGTGACCGGGACCGATGCGCCGGCAATCTCGAAGCGGAAATTCGGGACGCGGTTGCCGTAGTCGGCGAGCTGGAACTCGCTAAACACCACGTAGGCGAGGCCGCGGAACGCGCTGACGTTGCCGACGCCCTCGAAGGATTCGATGGTCGGATCGGCGAGCTGATCCTCGCCGCCGAGGTAAATCTCCATCCCGTCGAGCAGCGTCGCGTTGGCCTGGACGCGGGCGTTATAGCTCTCGGTCGTCTCACCTTCGAGCTGCGGCCGGGCGTCATAGATCAGCTTCGCGTCGGCCCAGATGCGGCGGATTCCGCTGATCGGTCCCTCGCACAGGCCGACGGCGCAGTTGACCGAGTAGGAGTACTCGCGCACGGTCTGTGTAGGGCCGCCTTTGCCGCCTTGGCGCCGCTCAGAGACCGCCTCGATGATGCCGCTTGACCAGATGACGTTGCCGGCGATCGCATACGTGCCGTACACGATCGGGATCGGTGCGCCGACGGTCGAGGTCTGCACCGACAGATCGTTCAGCCGCGGCCCGTTGACCGTGCCGAGATCGGTCGGGAACAGCGCGCTGCCGGCGAGCCCGCCGAGCTGGAAGCCCCACGCCGCACCAGTTGGGCCGCCGAACACAAAGCCGATCGCGGCGCCGCCAATCGAAAGGATGGCTTGCCCGGCGTTCGACACGTCAGTACTCCACGCCCGGCAGCGCCCAGACGCTGTGCGTCATCCGCACCCAGCGCCCGCGGTAGCCGTGCTCGATGACGCGCCCCACGCGCTCGTAGGCGTGGATCATCGTCTCGCCGGCGCAGATGGCGACGTGAGCCGCGAGCCGGGTCCATGCGATGACGATCAGCGACCCGGGCAGAGCACGCTCGAGCGGGCGGCACACGCCCTGCACGCGAGCGATCAGCTCACCCGTGGGCAGCCGGCCATAGTTCGCCACGTCGAACTCCGGCCCGATCAGCCCGAGCGAGCGGCCGACGACGATCGGCAGGCCCACGCAGTCGATGCCGTGCCCGTCCCGGCCCTGGTGGCGGAACGGCACGTTGAGCCACTGACGGGCTTCGAGGATCACGCGCTCAGGGCTCATTCCAGTTTCCCGGTATGGTCCTCGGGTACGCGAGGAACGACTCGGCGCGCGGCTTCTTGTCCGCCGTCTGGCCGCCGAAGGCCGCCAGCTCGCCGACGCCCGGCACCCACGCGCCGTGCCCGCGGAAGTTCACGAGGTTGTTGAATCGGCCCTTGCACATCGCCGCCGACTTGTCGCAGCCGGGGCGGATCGTGAAGGTGTCGCCGACCTCGACGTCGGCCGGCATCGGCAGGTAAAGCAGCACCTCGGCCGGCGAGCCATAGGCGTCGCTCTTCACCTCCATGCTGAATCCGTCGTTCGCGCCCGCGGTCCAGGTCACGAGCCCGCCGTTGAAGTCGCCGGGGTCGGGCGTCCCGCTGATGGTCGCGGAGAACTGTCGGCTGCTCGTGACGGCGGTCACGGTGCCGGTCTCGGTGAGCGTCGCCACGTTCACACCGCAGCGCGTGTCGCCAAGCTCCGCGTCGCAGCTCGATCCGTAGGTGCGGACGATCTTCTGCGTGAGCCGCTGGGCCAAGCCACGCAGCTCGGTTCGATACTGGCCCTCGGCGGTGCGGACGATCTCGCCCAGGTTGCCGGTGCGCAGGACGATCTGGCCGTCATCGGGTGCCTGCCAGTTGACGAGGAACAGCACGACCGAGGCGTCGTCAAGGAGCCCGGCCTCGATGTCCGCGGCCGAGAGGTCCACCAGCTGCAGGTCGCCGGCGTTGACCGCGCCCGATACCTCCATGTTGTCGACGCTCATGTCCGAGGTCGACCGCACGCTGCTGCCGGTGATCCCGGCCCGCGCGAGGTAGGTGCCGGCGTAGTCGCCTGTCGTGATCGTCAGGTCGCGGTCGTGCTCGGTCCCGAGGATCAGCACGGCGTCGCTGCGCTCGACGCGCCAGCACACGGCCAACGTCGTCACGTCGCCGGCGAGGTGCGATTGCAGGGCGGGCGGGATCGTTCGCATCAGGTGGCTCGAATGCAGGTTGCAGCCCAGGCATCCGGACGTGTCGGAATCGGCGTCCACTCGCCGAAGCGCCTGAGTTGGTCCTGCCAGAACTCGGCGCTCCTAACCATCCGGTGAGCCGGCGTACCGTCCGGCAATCGACGGCGGCCAGTCACGAGCGATACGTTCACGAGCAGCGCCTTCGTTGCCAGCTGGTCGAGGTGATCCAGCACGGCCGACAGGCACTCGGGCTCGATATGCTCGAGAACGTCCGCGCAGACCACCAGGTCAGCCGCCGCGGGCTCCGCGTCCTTACCTGGGATTGCCGGGTCGTATTCCGCCACAGCGACGCCCGGAAGTGAGCGAGCGAGCGATCCCTTGCCGCAACCGTAGTCGAGCACCGAGACAGATCCTGAGCGGTCCATCAGGATGCGTACCTGTTCGGCCCAGCGCGATCCGTTGCTGCCGTAATCCGGCATCGCCCGGTGTGCCCGGAGGTTCAGGTCGCGATACGCGTCGGTGATTCTCATTGCCAGTGCCTGCGTATCCATTCGATGCGACCTGCCAGCTCCCAAGCTTTCGGGTGGCCGTTGAAGTGCACGATCCGCGCATCCGGAGGAAGCGTCCGGTAGCCGCTCGCGCGCATGTCCTGCGACTGGTAGATGCCCACTGATCTCGGCCATGCCGGCGCGGACGCTGCGAGCTTGTAGCTGATCCAGGCTTGATCGCTGCCACGGAAGCCAGCGGCCCGCGCGGCCTTGATGCCGTCTTCGCCGAAGTCGTCCCAGACCTCTGGGTGCGTCCCGGTGCGCAGTAGCCACGTGCCGCCGCCGAAGCGGCGTTCGGTGCCCCACGCGTAGTTGGGCCGCCAGCCGACGAAGTCTGCGTCGATCTCGAGCAGCGGCGACAGGTCCCTCGGGATCACGCAGTCGATGTCGAGCAGCAGTACGCGATCCGCGATCTCGGTCGCCTCCCGCGAGAACAGCCACAGGCGCCGGTAACTCGACGGGAACTGCGCACCCTCCGGCGTCGCCATCCGTGCGGCGGCGTGCGCGGCACCCGGCAGCGGGAGCGCTCGAACGTCGGCCGAAAACTCCGACTGGTCGGTAAAACACACGAACTCGTGCGGCACCGGCAGGTGACGACGGACCATGCTCGCCAGCACGTCCACGTGCTTCGGTCGATAGTCCCGGCTCCCGTCGCACCACAGGAAGCAGACGACCGCCAGCGAACTCAAGGCGTCGCCAGTGCCGACGCGAGGTCGGCCTTCGGGAAGCAGGCGAGCCGCGACACCGAGCTCGTGTTGACGACGGAAAGCCCCAGCCGCTTGCAGTCGCGAGCGATGACGGCGAAGTTCTTGAGCAGCCAGTCGTACGGCGTGGGTCTCGCGATCTCTTTCGGGTGGCTGCCAAAGAAATGATCCATCCCGCCGACTGCTCCCATGTCATACCCGACGAGCACGAAGCGACGCGCACCCATGTGCATCGCGAGGTTCATCGCCTGCACACCTGAATTCGCGTTGAAGTAGATCAGCCGCGGGTCTTCGGACAGACCGGCGGCGTGCTCCCCCGCGATCCGGTGCAGGCCGAACTGCCGGGCTGCGGCTTCGCACTGAGTCCAGCACTCGCCAGAGAATCCGCGCTGGATCTCGGCCCAGTGGTAGCGCCACCACGGGAAATCGCACGCATAGAGCAGGTGTGCCCACGGCGCGAGCCGCCAAGCATCGTTGATGGCGATGCACGGCCAGCCGCCATCCCTCACCAAGGGGAGGTCTGCGGATGCAGCGCTCGGGCCGGTTGCTACCAGGACGACGGTGCGCGCGCTGTCCCGGAACGGGAGATCACACCCGCTCTTCATTGAGCGTGAACGGTACGCGCTGGACCCGCATCGCATCGTCGCCGCGGAACGTCAGCACGAACTCCGTACCGTCCGCGAAGGTCACGGGCACGTCGAACTCCCCGCCCCACGTCAACGGCCCAACCGGGACGAACAGCAGGCTGACGAGCCCGGTCGTGTAGTCCACGGTGTAGTCGGTTCCGGCTTCCTTCAGGACGCCGTTATCGGCCACGAGGATGGTGCCGCTCACCGGCTTCTGGATCGGTCGCGTGCGGGTCAGGGCGCCCTTGGTGTACTGCTTGACCATCTGATAGGCCGCCGGGCTGCCGGGCACGAGCTGCAGCGGCTGGTCGGTTGCCGCAGCGGTCTCGAACGGCGCGCAGCTCTTGTAGTCGTTCCAGTCCTTGAACCGAAACGCATACGCCCCGCCACCGACGGCGTGCCAGAACTCCAGCACCTCGTAGATGTCGGCCTCGGCATGCTCGATCTCGCAGTCGAACGAGTGCAGTGGCGCCGTCCAGTTGAGGTTGCGCCGGGTCTGTCCGCCGGCCCGCTGAATTCTCGTCACGCTGATCTGCGGACGAACCCGGTATCCCAGCGACGGCGGAAGCGGGAAGCGCGGCGTTTCCAGGAACATCAGTTGTTCCTCCGGGCCGCCCGCTCGAGCCCCCTGGCGGCAGCGGCGGCGACCTGCTCACGCGACGTGCGGTCGATCGAGCCCGTGGCCGAGGTGATGTTGAAGTTCTGGTGCACTACCATTCCGCCCCCTGCTGCGCCCGCGGTCGCGACGCCCGTGCCGACCATTCCGCCCTCAGCGAATCTCGGCACGCCACCAGGGACAACCGGCCGGGGATGCCCGGCGTTGAGTTGATGCAGCAGGCTGAGCACGCCCGGCCGACGCACGACGCTGGCGCGCACGATGAACTCCTCGTTCGATACGAGCAGTGGGCGGCCGGCGGTCGTGATCGCGCGAATGCTGTCGCTCGTGCCGGTGCCGGGCCCGCGGATGAGTCCGCCGCCCGTCGCGTCGATCTGGCCGCCTGCGGCGTATCCCGGGATGCGCTGGGCCGTGATGCTGATCGGCGACAGTCCGCTCATACCACCGCCGCCGAACAGGCCGAACAGGCTGCCGACCCACGACTCGATCTGCGGCCGAATGAACTGCTCGACGGCGATGCGCTGCAGTGTGGCCAGGATCGTGTCGCCGAGCTGCCGGAACGCGTCGCCCAGGCTGTCGACCTGCTTGATGCCGTCGGTGAGCCAGTTGACGAGATCGTCTCCAATGGCCTGCGATGCCTGTTCCCGGAACCTGATCCAGCCGTCTTCCGCCTTCGCGACCGATACCGAGATCTGGCCGAGCTGCAGGTTCAGCTGCTCGGCCTGCGCGATCAGCGCCGGATCGCCTGACGCCTGCGCCGCGGTCAGTGCCGCGGCGGCCAGTTCCTGCATGACAGGCAACCGGGCGGCCTCGATCCTGGCAATCTCGAGCTGCCCCTCGCGCTGCGTCGTGATGCCGAGTTCGACGTCCTGGTTGATGCGCTCGCGCGCGTTGGCCAGCTGCTCGAGAGCCTGCTGGGCGCGCGACGTGGCGTCCTCGAAATCGATCCGCGCCACCTCGACCTGGCGGATGCGGGCGAAGGACTGCTCATCCGTCGCGGTGACGCCGCCGCCGGCCGCCAGGAGTTCGCGCTGCTTGGCGATTTCCTCGTCGAGGGCCCGCAGTCGCGCCTCGCGCTGCTGGCCGGTCAGCTCGAGCAGGCGCTGCTCGATGTCGAACCGCGTTCGCCCGGCGGCTTCCTCGGCCCGCCGGCGTTCCTCCGCCAGCCGCGCCGCCTCACGCTCCGCCTTCGCGGCTTCCGCGTTGGCCTGCCGCGCGGCAGCGGCAGCTGCCCGTTCAGCCGTCTCGTCGGTCGCACCAATGGCGGCTGTCCGGGTTCTTACCGGAATCTCGATCGGCTTTATTTCGCGCGTGGCCTCGTCGGCGATGCGCTGCAGATCCGTCTTGAACGTCTCTTTGAACTGGGCGAAGTCGGCGCGACCTTGCTCACCGATGTCCCGCCAGATGCGAACCGCGCCTGCGAAGTCCCCCCTGGACAAGGCGCCGATCGTCGCGGCCAGGCCGCCGATCTGATTGCCGATGCCCCTGAAGATGCCAGAGACGATGTTGAAGAACGTGCGGAACGTCTGAATCACGACCCGCAGAATCCGCCCCGTCTCGGTGCCGAACCGCCGCATCGAGTCGACGCCGGTGCCGGCCGTCTCCTCGCGGAAGCTTGTCATCGTCTCGAGCACGCTCGGCATCAGGCCGGAGACGAACTGGATCGCGAGCCCCTGCGCTTGCCCCTTGATCATGGCGAACGAGTCGTTCACCTGACCGGCCATCGCCGCCGTCTCGCTGTCGATCACGAGGCCGAGAGAGGCGGCGGCCTCTGCGACGTTGGCGAAGCCGTTGGCCGCCAGGTCGTTGAGCAGCGGCATCAGCTGCGCGCCCGTCTTGCCGAAGATCTGGACAGCGATGTCCGTCTTGCGGGTGCTGTCCTCGACGGTGCCGAGGCGCTGCGCGATCAGGTCGAACGCCTGCGCGGTGTCGAGCCCGGCGAAGTCCCGTGCCGACAGCCCAAGGCGGCCGAACGCATCCGTCGCCTGGCGCGAGCCGCGATCGAGATCACCGAGCCTGACTGCGAGCCGCGTGAGATTCGCCTCGAGCGCCTCGATGCCGCCAGAGATGCCCGCCTGGTACTGCAGCACCGACAGATTCTCGGCCGACGCACCCACCTTCTGGGACAGGTCGTCGATTGCATCGGCGCTGTTGAGCGCGTTGCGCGTCAGGGCCACGAAGCCCGCCGTGACACCCGCGAGGCCGATCGCCGGCAGCAGCGCCTTGAGCTGCGCGGCGGCCGACCTCATCAGGTTGAAGCCGCCCGCGCCGGAGCGCGCGACACGCTCGGCCTGGCCTTGCACGGTCTTCAGCGCGTCGAGGACTTCCTTGACGCCTTCCGGAGACAGCCGTACGCGGATATCGGGTGTGCTCATGCTACTTCAGCAGGTCCGGCATGGAGGGTGGCGGTTGTGCATTTTTCTGGTGAGGTCGCAGGGATGCCCAGGCGAGCAGCGCCGTGCGGTAGTCGCGCGCAGCCTGCTCACGGGTGCGCTCGAGACACGTCAGCAACATCTCGCGCAGCGGCCATTCGAGGACGGCGAGAATCCGGCCGTAGTCGTGCCCGGCAGCCCGGCGAATCACGCCGTCCCATTGGCCGAGGTCTAGTGCGCCGACTGCGCGATCGGCTGGCTTCGCTTGCCGGCCCCGCTCGAAGAGATGAGGGAACTCGCCAGCGAGCGCAGCTGCCGCCCGAAAAAACCCAGCACGAAGTCGAGCCCGAGGCGATAGACCTCCTGGACATCCACTTCGGTGTCCAGCCCCTCGATCCAGTTCGCGGTCTCCTGGGCCATCTCCGGCGTCCAGTCCGCCTCGCCCTTGCCCATCGGCAGCAGGAAGCAGCCGAGCAACTCGCAGGCCCGGCCCGAGCGCATGACGGCGGTATGCAGCCTCAGCAGATACGCCTGCGGCTCCTCCTGGGCGGCCGGCAGGATGCGGTCGAGCCCTGTGTCGCCGACCAGGCGGTCGACGTGCAGCTGCCAGCGGACCGTCCGGCGCTCGAGGTTGAGGGCGGCGAACTGCCGCCCTCCGAGCGTGACGTTGCTCATCACTCGACGATCTGGGCGACGAAGTACTGGCTGACCGTCGTGCCGTTCTTCGTGGTGTCCTTGAGCAGCTTGCCCTTGACCTCGAGCTCGCCATACTCCTCGGACAGCAGCGCCAGGGCCGCCGCCGGGCCGAACTTGACGCGGTGCGCGGTGATCTTCACGGTCTTGCCGCTGCGCGCCTCGTTCAGGCCGTCGAACACGAACTCGTACTCCTGCGCAGCCGCGACCAGCGCCTCGACCTTGTCGCCGGCCTTCGGCGTGTAGTCGACGACGATGGAGCTGGCATCCACGATCGTCGAGGTCTCCGGAATCTCCAGGCCGCCGCCGCGCACGATGTAATCGGAACCCGCTGTGTACAGCGTCGCCGGCGAGCCAGCCGCATTCACGGTCACGGTCGCGGCGGTGTCGATCGGGTACAGCGTGCTGACGAACCCACCGCGATATGCGGTGTGAGCCTCGTTCGTGACGGGCGTCGCAGCGATTGCGCTCGCCGCACCGTAGGCCGCCATGGCCAGGTTCTCGGGCGAGAAGTCGGTCATCTTGATCGTCGCCTCGACGGAGTTGATCCGGCGGACCTCGTTGTAGGTGCCGCCGCCGGGCTGGGTGCGGTCCTTGAGTTCCTTGTTGTCCTCGGTCACGTTGAACGAGAGGTCCGTGACGTTGCCGACGAAACGCAGCCCCGCCGCCGCGCCTGCCACGCGGACGTAGACCTTGCCGCTGCCCAGATAGCTGTAGTCCATGATCGTCTTCTCCTGAAGGGGTTGAACCGCTCACGCGCGGCAAGGCGCCCGGTCATCCCGGGGAGAGTGTCAGCGTCGAATGTTCGACGTGTACCGAATCACTGCGCCGATCCACTTGAGGCCGTCGGCCGGGGCGATGCGCACCGCGCCGGCGAAGCGCGGAAAATCGACGTAGTCTGGATATCGCGACTGCTGATCGGTCATTGCCCGATCAACGTCTTCGATGATCTCGTGCAGGCGGCGCTCGGCGTTCTCGATCTCGGCCGGCACCTTCGCCGTGATGGCGACCGTGCAGGCGCGAAGTCGCAGCGCACGCGCGGCTGAATCTTCCGACGGAGCAATGGTCTCGATGAAGACCGCCAGGAACTCGCTGGCGTCGTCCCTCACCTGCCCCGGCTCGAGCGTGACCGTTCGGCCGGCGTTCGTGTGATAGCCGGCAGAGCGCCGGATCTGCGCCAGGCTCTCCTGCACGGCCTCGAGCAGCTCGTAGGTCCTACTCACGGACAGCCACCCACGTGCTCAGGGACTCGTCCTGCTGCACCAGCTCGGACAGCAGCCAGGTCTCGGCACCGACCGAAACGGTGTCGCCCCGCTCCGGCGTGTCCGCCTGGTCGAGGCGGAGCGTGATGAGGGTTCTCACCCCCACCACGCCCGCTCCGTCCTCGCCGAATACCTCTGCGTCCCGATCGAGATACACCTCGACCGATTGACCCCGGAACGTCGCCTGGTCGGCAAGTCCGGCGGCCCTGAACGCGGCCATGATGGTCGCGTCCAGTGCACGCAGAGTGTCGGACTGGCTCACGTTACGCCGTCTTCGTGGCGTTGCCGGGGGTGAGCTTGACCACGCAGGTGGTCTCGAGGTTGGCGCCTGCCACCATGGCAACCGCGCCGCCGGTGATGTCGCCGGACGCCGGGGTGGCCGCCGAGTCGTCGAAGGCCGGCGGGGTGGCCGACACGTCGAGGATCAGCTTTTCGCCGACCGCGAACACGGCCGCCGAGACCTTCGGCAGGGTGAACACACCCTCGATCGCAACCGCGCCGGTGGCGCCGTTGGCGATGTCGGTGAGGGCCACGCCGATCGTGTGACCCATGACCACCAGGTCGCCGGCGGCGATGTTGGCACCCGCGGTGTAGTTCACCACGTCGCCGCGCTGAACGAAATTCGTCGTCATTTCTCGTACTCCGAAAAGGAAGAGGTGGAATGCAGGCGGGCCCCGAAGAGCCCGCCTGCATCAGCTGGGTGGGTGGATGGGATCAGGCGCCGACGTTCTTGTAGCCCGCACGCCAGTCGCCGATGGCGATGCCGTAGTCGAGCCGCACCTTGAACTTCATGGCGTCGGTGTCGAAGTCGATCGCCTCGTCCACGAACGGCGTCTCGTTGCCGTCCAGGAAAACGATCTCGAACGCCGCCACGTCGGCCGGGTCGGCGAACATGAACCAGCTGAGCCCGCTGTTGATGCCGTCCAGGTACGGGTCCGACACCACCGTGAAGGCGTTCTGGTAGATGTTGCGGACGCGCGAGTTCGAGGAGGCCGGATCGCTCTCGGAGGTGACGACCTGGCGCGCCAGATCCTCCTTCGTGCACGAGGTGAGCAACACCTTCGGCTCGATGTTCAGCGTCTCCTTGAGTCCCTTGTCCTTCTGGACGCGCATGGTCTTGCGGCCCACGCCGAGCGAGGCGACGCTGATCGCGGTGCCCGAGCTCGTGAGGTTCGCGTGACCGCCGGCCGTGGTCGCGGCCGTCGCGTTGAAGTACTGACCGGTGTCCGAGCACGTCGGGCCGTGGTTGCTCGCGCCGCTGGTCAGGAACGCGTAGGCGTCCGCGTTCACCGAGCGGGCTGCAGCCCGGCCCATGAGCTGCGCGCGGCGCGCGAAGCCGCCGAGATCGTCGTTCACGATCATCTGGCGGGTGAGTGCCAGCGCCTTGCCCTTCGTCACGGCCTGGGCGTTCTCGTACTCCTCGGCCAGCGTGCCGTAGGTGTACTCGCCGCCCTCCGGGATCGTCGCCAGGCTGTTGAACGAGCCCAGCTGGATGCGCGGGTGGATCTTGAAGTCCGACACCGAGCCCTTGAGCGCCCACAGGTTCCAGGTGTTCGGGAAGTTCCCGTACGCGGCACGCAGCACCTTGCCGGCCGTGTCCGACAGCAGGTTCGGGAAGTCGCTCGAGGTGTGCGTCGCCAGCACCTTGCGGGCGACCGCGTCGCGGCTCAGACCGCGCACGCTGTGGCCGGCGAGCTCGAGCGAACGGGCGGCGAAGTCCGCCAACGTGAAGCCGTTGAACTCGTTGCCCTCCTCGCGCTTGCCGATGCCGGAGCGGGCAGCGAGCGCCACCGCGGCGCCGAGGCGGAACTTCTCGCGGCTGTCCTGGCCGGCGGACACGTTGGCCGCGGCGGACGGAACGGCCGGCGTCACGCCCTCGCCGATCTTCGCGAGCAGCTTCTCGGCAGCCACGTCCGGCGTGCAGGACACGTCGTCGAGGCACGCGTCGAGCAGCTGCCGGTGCTCCGCGGCCAGCCGGCCCGGGAAGCGGGCGCGGATCGCCGCGCGGCGGTTGGTCTCGGCCGCGAGCACTGCCTCGCGGGCCTGGGCGTCGGCTTCGGGGGTCGCCGACCGATTCGCAGTCGTCATGGTCACATCTCCTTCAGGAGTGGCATCGGCGGGAGCCGACTTTGGGGAATCCGCGGTTGCCCGCGGCGGATTGGAAACTCTGGCGTGTGCGAACGCCTGGAACATCTGTGAGGCCGCGGCCTTGCTGGCGCTCCAGCGCGCGGCAGCTTCGGTGGCTTCCTCGCCGACCGACCTTCCGTCGGCGAGCCCGGCATCGATCGCTTCGTCGCGGGTGAACCAGGTTTCACCCTGCATCCAGCCCTCGACCGTCTCGCGTTCCTGACCGGTTCGCGCGGTGTAGGCATCGACGAGACCGACGGAGACCTTGTCGAGCATCTCCGCAGTAGCGCGCATGTCGTCCGCGTCGCCCATCGCAAGCGTCCACGGGCTGTGCACCATGAACATGGCGCCCTCGCCCATCAGGATCTCGTCGCCGGCCATCGCGATCACGGAGGCGATCGAGGCGGCCAGCCCGTCGATGTACACGGTGACCTTGGCCTTGTGCTCCTTGAGCGCGTTGTAGATCGAGAATCCGTCGAACACCTCGCCGCCAGGCGAGTTGATGCGGACGTTGATCTGGTCGATGTCTCCGAGCGCCTTGAGATCGTCGCGGAACCGCTTGGCGGTAAGTCCGTCGCCGTACCAGTTCTCGCCGATCGGCGCGTAGATCTCGACCTCCGCGGCATTCTGGCCGCGGGCCCATACCTTGATCATTTCGATCTCCTGTGTGACTTGCGAGCCCGGGCTGCGGGCTTGGCGGCTTCGTCGTCATCGGGCTCCGGCGGCGGCTCGCTCGAGGGCTGCGGGGTGCCTTGACCCGGGCGCGACAGACCGAGCTGCTCCCGGTCGGCGTTGTCGCGCTCGATTTCCTTATTCACCTGATCGGGGTTGTCGCCGCGCAGTCGGATGATCCGCTGGCGACTCGTCCAGCCGCGGTCCTCAGCCGTCGCCAGTGCGTCAGCCTCCTTGGCCGGGTCGATCCACGGCATGGCCGGCAGCGTGTGCGACGCGTCGTACACGGTCGCCATATCGATGCCCTTGGCATCCGCCGCACCCGAGATCAGCACGGCCTCGATGAACCCATCCCACACCGGCTGGCAGAGCCGAAACACCAGATGCCCGGACACCGGGCGATAGCTGCCGTAGCTCTCGACCAACTCCTGGCGCTGTGAGCTGAACGTGCCGTTGTAGTTCTTCGAGATGCTCGAGTAGCTCGCCCCAACGCCGGCGGCGCCGCTGCGCAACTGCGCATCGCGGAACGGGATCAGCGCATTGTTCGGGCGGTTCGAGTTGATCGAGCCGATCTCCTCACCGGGCATCAGGTCGTCGAAGATCATGCCTGGGACCATTTCCATGGAGCGCAGCGCGCGCTGCCCCGTGGCAGGGTCGACGGGGTGGTCCCCAGGTTCGTAGAGGTCCGGCGTCCCCTTCTTGATGTAGGCCGCCATGGCCGCCGCGACACGAGCGGCGACGCGCTCGGACTCGTCGATTTCCTTGATGTCGTCGAAGCGATTGAGCACTGAGGCGAACACGCTCACGCCGCGCACCTGGTGCAGTCGCTTGGCCAGTTTCACGTGGATCATCCGCGCTGCCGGGATCTCCTTCGTGTCGACGCTCAGCCGGCCGCTGTCATCGCCGGGATGGCTCTTGTAGACGCGATAGGCCAGCGGTTGCCCCCATGCGTTAAGCCGCACGCCCTGCACGACGTTGGCCGCTGGATCGTTCATGTCCAGCGGCACGAAGTCCGGCTCGAGGCTCTCGAGCGAATAGGGAACCACGGTGTTGTGGTCGAGCGAAGCGATCCGCCCGACGATCCGCTGCGAGAACACCTCGCCGTCGCGGAACATCGTCCGAGCGAGCAGACGCTGCAGCGAGTAGTAGTCGAACTGGCGCGTGACCTCCGGGCTGTGAATCCACTCGTCCCAGAGCAGGCTCAGCTTTCGGTTGAACTCCTCCGCCGGCTCGCCGCCCTTCATCCGGACCTGTGGTTCCGGCACGATGCCCGTCCCCACGGTGTTGTTCACCAGCACGTCGAGCACGCCGGACGCGATGTCGAAGTTCTGCTCGAGGTGCCTGGCCTGCGACCTCAGCGTATCGATCGCCCCGCGGTTCTGTGCGTTCGCTGATCGGCGGTCACGCTTCTCGCGCCGCAGCCGGTTGGTCTCGGCGGCCTCGTAGTAGTTGTACGCCAGGCGCGCGCGGGCGCGCTTCAATGCCCACGCCGGCGAGATCGCCTGGATGATTACGCGATCAACCCAGCTCACCGTCGGCTCCTGAAGTCTGCGACGCTCATCCCCGCCCGGCCCATTCCGGCCGCGCGGCGCTCCATCTGGCTCACCATCCGAATCCAGTAGTCGAGGGCCGCCTGCATGTCCTGCGCGGACTTGTAGGTGATCGTCCGGCCCTTGTAGCTCACCGACTGGAACGTGCCGGTGCTCTGGGCTGCCATGAGCGCCGCGACCATGTCGCGCGCCTGCTGAAGGGTAATTGCGCTCATCGTCTGAACCATGATCCTTTGCGGTTACCGACCCACGCCTGCCGAGTCGGCTGCTTCGCTGCCGCCGGCTCTACCGTCGACACCGGCGCCGGCCCGGCCGATCCCGGCGGCGGCCCCTCGGGCGACGCTGGCGGGTCTTTCATCCGGTGGATTCCGAGCGCGTGTGCGGCAGCCACGTTCAGCGCCTCGCAGTCGAGAAAGTGGTTGTCCTTGCGAAGCCTGACCCACGCCACCCGCCCGGACGGCTTGACCACGCGGGCCTCCGCCGTCACCTGCTGGCAGTAGTCGTCCGTCACGTCCTGCGGCACATGCCACGCGCCAGGCTGGTCGGTCGGCCACTGCAGGCGCGTGTGCACCCACGACTTGAAGTAATCGCTGTCGAGGTGCCAGAGCTGCAGCCCGTGCTTGATCAGCCGGCCCCGTACCGTCACATCGATCAGCGACGGTGCGAGCGGCTTCGACTGCGAGTCGTGGCCCTTCGTCGCCATGACGCGGTCCTGGTGCATTCGCGCGAAGCGGTAGACCAGGTGGTCGGGCTTTTTCCACTTGTCGCCTGGGCGGTAGCCGGAGTCGATCGCCATGCGGCGCAGCCGACGGCCGTCGAACTCCCGCTCGAGCAGCGCCCCGAGCTGCTCGTCCCAGATATCTTCGCGCTCCGTCTCCCCCCAGAACTCACCGGCCTCGATCAGCCAGGACTCCGCCCGGTGCCCGCCCCAGCCGCGCACTACGTAGATCAGGCGATCCTTCTGGACGTCGACGCCGCAGGTCAGGACCTTCACTCCGGTCGGGACGCTGCCGCTGGCATAGCCGCCGGCCAGGTCCCTCACCGACTCCCACGCCGGCGCATCGGCGCCGACGCGGTAGAGCTCGCCGAATGCCGTGTTGATCGTCGTGCGAACCCGCTCCGGGTCGCCAGAGCGCGAGGCGCGTAGCCACGCCGCCGCCCGCTGGCCCCATGTCATCCAGGGCGACATCACGCCTGACGCCCAGAACGAGGCCGTCTCGGACTCCGGCGGGTCTCCCATCACCCGCCCGCCTTCGACCCACTGGCCGGGCGCGAGGTAATGCCCGCGAGCGTTCATCCGCGAGCGGTGCTCGTCGGTGATCAGCGTGCCGCAGCTCGGGCACGTCAGCCGCGCCTCTTTCAGTGCGCGCTTCGGCGTGCAACCCTCCGGCCACGTCAGCAGCTTGAACCGCGGCACGAAGTACGTGTCGCAGTCCGGGCACGGCACCGCCCATTCGTGGCGCGTGCCCTCCTGCCAGAGCCGCCAGACCGCGCTCGACAGGTCCTCAGGTTCGGCGACGTCCCAGTGCTCGACGCCGGTCTTCGGATGCCTGATCGCGCTCACGTTCCCTTCGGTCGGCGTCGAGGTGATGATCAGGCGGCCGTCCGGATACGTTGCGATGCGCGCCTCCGCCAGCGATACCGGATCGCCCTCGCCCGGGATCGGCGCCATGCGGTCGACCTCGTCCACCAGCACCGTGTGGGCCGGTTGCGAGGCGAGCTCGGTGGCCGACCCCGCCCATGCGAGGCGCAGCGTCACGCCTGACACCCGCTTGATCAGCTTCTGGGCCTTGCGACCGTGCAGGGTCTTCGACCACAGGCTCGGCGCACTACGCAGCATCTGCGCGATCTGCGGCTCGATCACGCCGTCGACGTTCGACTTCGTCGGCCCGATGTACAGGATCGGCGCCGGATCGTCGTCGAGCTTGTGCCCGATGACATTCAGCAATCCGGCTGTCTTGCCCATCTGCGAGCCCATCACCGCGACTACCCGTCGGTAGTGAGGGTCCGCACAGGCCGCAGCGATCGGGATCGTGTACGGCGTCCTATCGCTTCGCCACGGACCGGGCTCGGCGCTTCCGGCCGGCAGGACGCGGCTTTCGTTTGCCCACTGGCTCGCGTTCCGCTTCTTCGGTGGGCGCAGGATCGCCGCCGTCGTCTTCAGCACTGCCGAGAACGTCCGCGAGCTTCTCGATCGCGTCAGCAAAGGCGGCGCGGACACTCCTGAGGTCGTCGAGCAGGCGCTCTCGGACGACGGCCGGCTCGTTGATTCCTGCAAGCTCACTGGCGAGTCGTCCTGGCACCGCGTCATGTCGGGAGGCGAGATCCGCCGATAGGGTCGAGAACACCTCGGCGACCTGCGAGGCGAAGATCAGTTCGCCGCGCTTCACCGCGTTCTCGATCGCGACCTTGTCCGCCTGCTCCTTGGCCAGCCGCTCGCGCTGCGATCCTTTGGGCTCGCGCCTCCAGACAACCCACGGCAGCGCCTGTCCCAGCGTGATTTCGACCGGATGACCACGGCCACGACCGCGAGCGCAGGGCATGCCAGCGTCGATCCAGGCCGTGACGGTCTGGACGGAAACCCCCAGCACCTCCGCGAACTGAGAGGCTGTGCACTTCGGCCAGCGAACTTGGGGGGTCGTTTTCAAGATTCAGGCGACTTTTTGGGCCACACATCCAATGAAAGCGGCGTTCGAACTACCCCCGGAACAAACAACACCAAGGACCCGTTGCAAATCATTCGCATCACGCAGCGCGCGCCCGCCATTCCTCGACGGTCAACGTGTGCTTGCTGAAGTTGCACGGTTTGCACGCCACCACCACGTTATGGATCGAGTGAGCGCCGCCTCGATCCAGCGGGATCACATGGTCCAGACTCTTTTCGACTGATCGCATACGCCTGCCGCAGTAGTGGCAGTGCTTAGCGTTGGCAAACAAACGAACGATCACATCGCCAGTCAGCGTGCCATCGTTCGTCTCGTCGATTTGCTTGCGGCGCTTCGCTTTAGTGCGCTGCACCTTCTCAATCTCTTTGGCCCTGAACGATGGATCGCACCAATATCTGATGCGCCACTTTTCCGCGCTGGTGAGTCTAGGGTTGTTCCAAGGCTTGTCTCTGTATGCGTCTCGCACCCAAGAGTCAGGGGCCTTGACCCTAGTCCACCATGACCACGCCTGCAGTGCATTCTGCACAACGAGTGACTCGTAGCCGTCGGACCGTGCCCGTCTACGTTTACGCTCGGCTGTTTTCTCTTTTCCGAATCTTTCCGTTTCCGGCCTGATTGCCTGCGGCCAGTATTCCTTCCCGCGCTTGGCTGCCCTGTTTACGCTCTCAGCCATACGTTTCCATACGTTGCCGCTGGACTTCAGGCCGGCAGCCTTTCGCTTCGCGCGCCACCGCTTCGTATCCTGCCGCCGTTTTGCAGCATCTATGTACTTCTGGCGGTTGCGCTCGTAGTGCGCCCTCGACCAGGCGCGGCGCTTCTCTGGGTCGGCACTCGGCATCGCTATCGGGCCGTCCTGATCGCGGTCCGCAGCGCCTTCTTGAACTCGCCGGGCCACACGCGAGCTTGCGTCTTGCGAGCGACGTCGACGAACCCGTACCGCCGCCGATAGTTCGGTGCCGCTGCGAAGATCAGCACGGGCTTCACGCCTCGGGGCTGGATACGGTTGGCCTTGACGGTTACGTCGAAGCCCGCTGCCCTTGCCTCGCTCGTCGCGCGCTTGGCGATGGCGCGCTGTCTGGTTGAGGTCGTTGGGCCCGTGCGCTCGTAGACGCCGGGAGGCAGGGACTGCCCTGCGCGCGTGGCGAAGTACTTGGGTCGCTTCGCCCCTGCCCGATCGGCGGACCGTGCGGTCTGGTTCGCCTTGAAGCCGACCTCGGAGAACGCCTGCGTCTGGGACAGGATCTGAACGATCTGCCCGGCGCTGATGTTCCCGTACTGGTTGAGCCGAGCGCCTGCGCCAGGCATGGCGAACTCTGACGGGCCCATGATGCCGCGAGCACGTAGAGCACGCTCGAATCGCTTCACCCTGCGGCCGCCACCCTCGACCTCGGGCTCGAGGTACTTCACTGGCGGCGTGCCCTTGGTCGCCTCGTTGCGCAGGAACACCTCTGCCTCGATCTCGCCTCGCTTGGCGAAGCGCACCATGGGGGCGTTCACTGTGAATGCAGTGGGCCTGTCGAACGCGAACCGCGCCTCGATCTTCAGGGCCGTCTGGATCTTCTTGGCCGTCTCGTTGACCGCCAGCCGAGTGGCATACGGGATCTGCTCGGCGTGCTTCTGCATCTTGCGCGCCAGCATGGCGGTATCGAACGTCACGGCGATCATCAGACGATCGTCACCTTGAGCCTGCACTCGTAGATCGAACCTGCCTGCGTCTCGATCACGGCGACGCAGTTGTACGTCTCGCCGAGGGTTCCGCCTGAGGCCCACACACGGACCTCCTGCAGGGCTGGCAGATCCTGCTCCACCTCATCCGCGAGGACGAGATCACGGTCGGTGATCCACTCGACAGGGTTGGCGGATGCAAGGCGCTCGGAGAGGCTGTCGTACGTGATCGCCTGGGCAGTCCACGTGATCGATCCGTCAACGACTGTCTCACCGACGACACCCGGCCAATCCGGCTCGGTCTTGCCATGGGACACTCCGCCGCTCGAAACGTACTCGAGGCCGGTGCCCGGCCTGCGCCACGGCCGCACGATCTGTCCGACGTCGTACGGATGATTCGGTTCCCAGCGGCGGGCGAACTCATCCGTCAGGTCGAACGCATACCACTGGCGCTCTGATGCCGCCTTGCAGACCTCGAGCGTTTGGACGCACTCGGCCACGGCCTTACTCGGTCGCGATCAGGCCGAGGCTCTTCAGTCGCTCGACGATGTCGGGCGGCAGGGTGCGGCTCTTGCCGCTGACCTCGACCACGATGCCGTGTTCGGTCTGCGTCGCCGCATACTCGCCTGCGAGCAGCTTGACTGCGCCACCCTGCGCGCGGGGCAGGCCCTGCTCGAACGTCTGCAATACCTTGAGCTTCATGGTGTCCTCAGGCCGCGGCGGCCGTGCCAGTGAAAACGACCTCGAGCGAGTCGCCGTCGTCGAGCGACTTGTTGCCCGCGGTGAACGCGCCAGCGGCGTACAGGGTGCCGGTCGTGCCGCCCTTGGTGTTGTTCGAAGTGAGGAACGCGCCGCCGACGTCGGTGCTGTCCGTGCTGATTGTGAAGTCGGCCGGCGATCCGGAGTTCGACACGGACTGGCTCGACACGCCGCCATCGGTCCAGGCCGGGCGGTTCGCCTCGTCGTAGGCGGTGACCTCGCTCCAGCCGGCGTGCGAGGACATGGTGTTCCCGGCGGCGACCGTCGGGGTTGCCGACGTGAGGCCGAGATACCACGACGTGATGGGCGTGCCACCCGACAGCCCTGCGTCGAGCAGGTAGTCGAGGCCGGCGTTGACGACGATGTTGTCGATCGTGTCGCGCCACTTCTCGACGCCATTGGCGTCGCGACAGATGAACTCCCAGCGGCCCTTCATGGCGGCCTGCAGGAGCGTGTCGGCCGGGCGGCGCGCAGCGCCTTCTGCCTGGCCACCCAATGTGCCGATGTTGTCCATCTTCGATCCTCAGTGCGTACGGGTTGAACGGGTCCTGGGTTCCAGGTCGAGCGTCCGCAGACGCTGTTCGATCTCGACGTCGCGGGTGCGGACGGCGAGGCGAAGTTCGTGCAGTCGTGCCTCGAGCAGCAGGTAGCGCTCGCGCGGCGTGAGCCGGAGCGACCTGTTGGCGGGCGGCAGGCTCGCGCGCGTCGGCTCGATGCCGATGAATGCTGCGCCGAGCAGGACGCCTGCGGAGACCTCCGCCACCGTGGCGGCGATCGCCACGAGGGTCGCCTGCAGGTCAGTGGCGGCCGACAGGGCCGCGTAGGCCACGCCGACCGCGTCCGTGCTGCTGCTGGCAGCCAGGGCGCCACTCGTCGCGCCTGCCGTCGCTGCGGCGGCCTGTACGGTCACCGCGGCGGATACGCCGGCGACGACCGCGAAGCCGGCGAGCTCGGTCGCGGTGAAGTTGGCGCCAGCCGAGGCACCTGCGCCCACGACCCCGTAGGCCCGCGCCAGGGCGGCGAACAGGGCCGGCAGGGACGAGCCGCCAGCAAAGCTGCCGTCGCCGATGGCCGTGGCCGTGGCAATGGCGCCGAGACTCACGGCACCGCTCGCCGTGGCCGATGTCACTGCCTGGGCGAGCCACGTCGCCGAGGCCTGCACTTCTGCCGCGGTGGCGAGCACGCCGCCAGTCGTCACTATGAACTGCGCGGCGGCCTCTGCGGCGGCCCCTACGTTGCCGAAGGTGTCAGCCCGGCCCGCGAGGGTTGCGCCGGCCTGCGCGGCGGCGCTCGAGGCGACCGCGAGCAGTGCGGCGACGTCCGCCACGCTGCCGAGCGTGATGTTTCCGCCGACGGCGCCACGGGTGGCGGCCAGTGCGCTCAGGGCTGCGCTCGGCACGAGTCCGGCCGTGAACGCAGCAGCCGATGCGCTGCGTCCGTCCAGTGTTGCGCCGGCCGACGCCTGCGCGCCGACGAGCCCGTAGGCCGTGGCCTGTCCGAGGACGGTGGCGGCGGCGTTGACCGCCTGCACCACTGCGGCCTCGGCGGCGACCAGGGCCGCGAAGATGGCGTCGAGCTGGCCCGGCGCCGAGACCTGGGCGATGGCAGCGGCGAGGGCTGCGAACGTCGCGCCGGCCTCTGTGCCTGCCGTCACGCTGCCCGTGTTCAGGTCGGTCGGCGAGAATCCGCCCACGAGGCCGAGCCACGGGAATGGCGCAGGCTCATCAACCGTTGGCGTCGTATCCGCCGCAGCGAAGCTCGCGCCGAGCCCGATGGCTGCGGCGATCTGTCCTTGTGCGCTGGCGACGGCCGTCAGGGCGGCGGACAACTCCACCTGCCCGCTGGCCGATGCATAGGTCGCGGCGCCCGCGAGGAACTGCGCGGCCGCGTCGGTGCCTGCCGTCACGACGGTCAGGGCCTGCGCGACCACGGCGTCGAACTGCGCGCCCGTATCGGCGGCAGCGGCCATCTGCGCGGCCGCAGCGGCAGCGATGGCCCATGACTCGCCTGCCGCGATACCTGCCGCGACCGCCGAGCGCATCACGTTGATGCCAGCGATCGTCTCGGCGAGCTGGGCCTGCGCGGCAATGGCGGCCGTCGTGGCCGACAGCCCAGAGTCGGACTGGCCCGCGCCGGTGCCTGCTACCACCGTGCCGCGGGCGACGGCCCGGGCGGCAAACGTGCTGCCGAGTCCACCCGCGGCGCTCAGCGTTCCGCGTCCGACCGCGACCGCCGCAATCGTGGCGCCGAGGCTCGACCCCGCCGTCAGGCTGACCGTCTCTGGCGGCGTGGCGGTGGGCGAGAATCCGGCGATCAGGCTCAGCCAGGGCAGCGGCGCCGGCTCGTCGATGCCAGTGGCTAGCGCGTCGAGGAACTGCTCGCCGAACCAGCCGTCCGCCTGCGTCGTCTCATCGAACCAGCCCGACGCGACGGCTGTGGCGTCGAACCAGCCGAGCATGGGCTAACCTCAGGTGATCTGCTGATAGTTCACGAAGCTGCCGGCCTTCGCGACGATGGCGCTTGATGCGACCTCGGAGGCGAAGCGCGCCACCAGCGTGCCGTTGGCGCTCGGCTGGATCACGCCGGTGATATTCGCCCAGTTGTTGCCTGTCGCGGCGCTCGTGGCGTTGGACGATGCTGGCGCGTCATAAGCCTGCAACATCGCATTGCGCGTCGAGGTCGTCGTCGTGAGCGAATACTCGGAGCGATAGTCGAGGTACGTCGGGCTGCTCGGCCCATTGATCGACCAGCGCGAGCCCGTCGTGGTGGCCGCAGCGGTGTACACGATGTGGAAGTCGAAGTAGTACAGCGACCCTGCGACCACCGAGAATGACAGGCCGGTGACGTCCGCGATGGTGTTCGCGGTGCCGTTGTTGTTCGTCTGGTCGCTCGCGAGCACGACGGTCGTGAGCCCGGAGCCCGTGGCGGCACCGACGTTGCCGTAGTTCGCGACCTTGGCGCGACCGTATATGTCGGTCTGCCAGAAGCCCGCACCCTCGACGTACATCAGCGACTCGCCAGCCGCGAGCACGCACTGGATGATCTCCATCGCGTTCGTGCCATCGGTGTGCACGAGCGTGATGGTGTTCGAGGTCGAGGCGTGGCGGTTGCGGACCGTCAATGTCTTGACGGTGCGATACACGCCCGAGCCCGGCGAGGCGACCACGGTCGTCGTCGTGGCCGTCGAGATCGTCGTATTGGTCCGCCCCGGCACGATGGACGAGATGCCGTCCACGTACGACGCGTGCACGTCGATGTTCGCAGTGCTGCTCGTGATGACGCGGATCAGGTCAGATGTGGATGCAAGTAGCAGCATGATTCACTCGTGACCGTTGCTCACCCGCAGCCGCGCAGCAGCAGGCCGAGGGACTTCGAGGGGGCGGATGCCACTGCAATCTCTTTGATCTCGAATGCCAGCAGCCCGGTCCTAGCATAACGACCTTGATCGACAGATACCGAATTGTCCTCGGCTCCGATCCAACCGCACTGCATGGAAAAGTTGCTATTCGCATGGGCAGAGGCGGTCGAGTAGCCACCCTCAAATGTCCGCGTCAGGTTGCTGTTGTAACCGCCCGACACGGCGAACGTCATGTTCGTTGCGCTGGAGAATGCACCAGGGGTCGCAACCGTCGGAGACAAGTCGTATCCGTCGGTAATGTCCCAGGCACCAAAGGCGTCGGCCGGGGCGCCGGAGTTGTCGACGTCTCCGGTGAGTTCGAAAACTTCGGCCTCTTTTCGCCACGCGTATCCTGTCGAGATCGTGACGCTGCCCGACGACGGTGAGCCGCCGACGATACACGCGAAGACGCGGGTGTATTGCGTGGCGGATAAGGACCACTGCGCTGCGATCACCTCCGTCCAGGTGCCGTGCCCACTCAGCGAAATGGCGCTGGCGGCATCTCGTACCTGGATCGTCGCCATCAGCACCGCCCCGGCGGCCGGCGTGAA